GCAATTCTGACAAGTTTTGGTGAAAAATTTTCATCTTCCCGGTGGAGAAGCGCAAAACCGGGGCGGGGAAACGGCCAGTTTGAAAATGCGAGAATTTTTTATCGGAAATACGCTGAAATTGTAAAATAAACGCAAGAGAAATCCAAAAGATTCTCCTGCGTTTATTTTTTTGCGCATTTTTTTGGGAAAGGGGTGGAACAGATGGCAAAGCACATGGAGTTCGACGACCGCAAGAAGCTGGAACGCCTGTACAACTCTGGAATGAACGGTATGGAAATTGCCCCGCTGATGGGTTATGACTACTCCACCATTTATAAGGAACTGCGCCGCGGTGATACTGGCCGGATGGATGAGCGTGGCCGGGCTGGGTACAGCGCAGACCTTGCGCAGAAGCGGCTCTACCATACGAAGCAGCGGTTACGGTATCGGGCGGAATACCCCGGCGGGCTGAAAGAATGAAAGCACAGACGTTTGAGTTGAACCGTTGCTACAATGCAGACTGCATGAAAGCAATGGCCGCTTTCCCGGATGGTTACTTTGATCTCGCTGTGGTAGACCCGCCCTATTTCAGCGGACCTGAACGCCGCGGATTCTACGGCTCAAGGGTCAGCCGGATCGGAGTGCATCGGGATTACCCAGTTTCTCCCGTGTGGGAAGTGCCGGGAAAAGAGTATTTCGACGAACTGATGCGAGTGAGCCGACACTATATTATATGGGGCTGCAACTATTTCAGCTATGGCTTTGCTCCGGGGCGTATCGTATGGGATAAGTGCAACCAAGCGACAAGTTTTTCCGACTGCGAGATTGCGGCAACAGACCTACTCAAGACGGTCAGACTATTCCGCTATATGTGGAGCGGGATGATGCAGGGCAAGAGCATTTCCGAAGGGCATATCATGCAGGGAAACAAAAGCCTGAATGAAGTACGAATTCACCCAACGCAGAAGCCGATTGTTCTGTATGACTGGATTTTTCAGAATTTCGCAAAGCCTGGACAGAAAGTTCTTGATACTCACCTCGGAAGTGGCAGCAGCAGAATTGCCGCCTATGAAGCGGGCGTTGACTTTATCGGCTTTGAAATCGACCCGTTCTATTTCAAGACACAGGAAGAACGCTTTGCGAATTACACGAACCAAACCAGTTTATTTCACATGAGGTAGAAAAATGCTTGAACTTGCAATCTGGCTATATCACATCGGCACCCCTGATCTGGCGGTGAGGATTGCGACAGATGTGGCGACGGCTCTTTTTCTTTTGTGGGGCATCCTGAACCACTACGCCAAAAAGGAAGCTGAGGAAGCATTTCTTGAGGTGTCCAAGGAGGCGCATTACTGGAAGATGGTGGCGAATCACAGACGGGATATGTTGGATAAGACCCGGGAGAATTTATACAAATGGTATGGATCAAGGAAATCGTGATGGCTGGGATTATTACGGTGATTGCCTGCGCCGGAATCTTTGAGCTGCTGGAACGCCGTAAGCGGGCAGCGTTCAAAGAGCAGATTCACGATCTGGCGCAGAAGTACATAGACAAGATGAAACAGGAAGAACACGTTAAAGAGTGAGCTTCCGGGCATGGGCAGACCTACCCGCCCACCATGCGGCTAGTCTATCTAGGGGGCGGCCGCCCGGCTACCGCAAGGCCGGGGCCCTACCTGCTGGGGGCAGAAAGAATACAGCGGGGCGGCCCGCATGGGTGGCGGCTATCTGTCCGATGCCGCCTTTTTATCTGGTACGGCCAGTGCAGGAGGGTGTGCATTCCCTTCCGCCCGGTGCTAACCCCGGGGCGTACCGCCAAAGACCGAACATCCACCCACCAAAGAAAGGACTACGATATGAACGACGAAAAGAAAATTGGTTTTTCCGTAGAACTGGAAAACAACCGGGTCGATCTGTGGGCGCACGGCGATGATGAAACGCTGGTAAACCTCGCTGTTGCGGCACTGGCAAACATTGTTGCTGCTGCTTGCCAGAACGCCGAGGGAGCCAAGGCTCTGCTGCAGGACGTGAAAATCGGACTGGATGTAGCACTCGAACAGGCGTTGGAACACCCTACCCAGGAAATCAACACGGAAGACCTCAAGGCTATCGGCCCCGCTGATTTGCCCGCAAAGCCTATCCTGGAAGCTCCTGCGGCGGATGAAACTTGATTTCGGAGGAAAGGAACATGGAAGACCACGAAACGTATTCCCCGAAAGAGAAGTACCGCCGGATGTTTGATGATGCAATCGGGCAGAGGATGGGCAGCATGGCACTGTGGCGGGTGCTGGACGAGATCGGTTTCTTCACCAGCCCAGCCAGCACCAAGTATCATTTGAGTGTTCCGGGCGGGCTGCTCCAACACTCTATCAATGTGGCAGAAGCGGCGATGGAACTGTGCGAAACGCCGCGATTCAAGACCTGCGACAAACGGGCGGTCTTTGTTGCGGCCCTTCTGCACGACGTCTGCAAGGCTGGGAAATATATCGAAAAGCCGGGCGGCGGGTATCGCTATGAGGACACACGGATGCTGGGGCATGGTGAAGAATCGGTCATCCTGATCCAGAGGTGGTTGCATCTGACAGACAAAGAAGTGCTGGCAATCCGCTGGCACATGGGAGCCTACACCGGGGAGCGGGACTGGGATACCCTGAGCAAAGTGTATGACAGCTGCCCAGAGGCTCTGTGTGTTCACATGGCGGATATGATTGCTACTCACATCATGGAGGTAGGAGAGTGAGCAATTACTATGTCTACATGGATACTCCGAACGGTGAGCGAATAGAGCTACCAGCAACCATGCGGGACATTACAGAGGAAGACAACCCCCTATGGGATGGGAATTTTGAACTGCCAGAAGCCGTAAAAGAAATGCTCAAGTGGGCGGATGAAGCGGCTAAAGAATGGGATAGTGATCCCTACTTCCTCGAAGGGTGGTTGAAACCACGGCGGCGGATAAACTTCAACCCGCCGGAGCACTGGGAAGTGGTGCAGGACAAACGCCGCAACACATCACCGCTTGGGCGGTGCAGCTACCTATATAAAGCAAGGAGGGTCAAGAGCTTGGCGAGGAGCGCACATATCGGAATTGCACCTCACAGGGGCGCAAAGAAGAATGACGTAGAGCAGTGCAAGCACACGTTCAAGATCACCACTGCACGATGTGCCCCGTGCAGTGGTTACGACGTGAAGTGCAAGCACTATGAGGGAAACGATGCTGCTGATACAAAGCATTGTCCCCGGTAGAACGATAGGCAGCCCTGCCCGCAGAAGCGGGGCTGCTTTTTATGTGGCGCGGGGTGCCTTTCTGGTACAGGGGCACTGTGAATGGGGCCGAACCCCATCTGCGCCTGCTTAACGCTTTCCATGAAAGCCGGGCACGGCCATGAAGTCAGCCGCCCGGCACGGCGGAGCGGTGCTGTACAGCAGCGTCCTCCTTTCCGTTCAAGCCCGATGCAAACCCGGGCTGCCGTTCTTGCCGAAGCCGCACCCGCATGGATATGACGGGAACGGGTGCGCCGCAGTGTGAGCGCAGAAACACCCTGTTCAACTTGCTCAGGCCAAAAGCAACAGGCCATTGCAGTGGCCGTCCCGCTCTGTACCTCTCTTACGGAGCGGGTCTGATATGCGAGCGCAGGGTGCCGCCTGTTTCCGATTCCCCATCATCAACAGGCGGGCCGGTTCGATGCCGGCCGTTCGCACAAGAAAAGAGGACAACTATGGAAATCAAATGCTTGACCCAGGACTTCCCGCAGGGAAAACGGGTATACGATGCGGACGGCGTAGCTCCTTCGCTGATGCACACCGCCAGCACCATGCGGTCGCAGGCCATTCTGGTTCGAGAGGGGGGGGACAGCGGCGTGAACGCTGAGAAAGACGTGTGCTGCATTGCATCCACCCAGACTAACGCCGAACGCCTGATGAATACAGCACCAACCCTGAGCCGTGACAAGGACAGAACCATTGTAGGCTACAACTCGTTCTGCCTTGCCGGGAACTTCGTTGATCGAAACACAAACCAAAATGGAAGTGGTGTCCGGGAAAATGCCTCGTTCACGCTGAACACGCAAGACCGTCATGCGGTGGCATACGATGCAAGAAACAACCGTCTGAATGGCACGGTGAGCGGAACGCTCCAAGCGAAAGAATCAGGGGGATGGAGTTTGAATTACATCAACCCGGTCATTCAGCCGGATGTGCTACGCCTGCCGGAATGGATCGTGCGCCGCCTGTTGCCGATGGAGTGTGGACGATTGCAGGGCTTTCCAGATGGATGGGGAGAAATTGCACCGCTGGCGAATGAAACGGAAATCCAGTTCTGGCGGGAAGTGTATCTGAGAAACTGCAAGATCAAAGGGCAGAAGCCAAAGAAGATCATTGCCAGGGCAGATGGAGCCAGAAGCGATGCCGCTGTGAAGAAATGGCACGACGAGCTGCACAGTCCGTCGGCGGAGTATTCCATGTGGGGCAACGGCATGGCTTTGCCGAATGCCCTGTTCTTCGTCCAAAATGCTTTCCGGGAATTGGGGAAGCCTGCGGCGGAGGTGAAGCTGGGCAGCCTGTTCGATGGAAGCGGGACCATGCCGCTGTGTGCCGTGATGTGCGGCGGGCGGGCTGTGTGGGCAAGCGAAGTGGAGCCTTACCCGATTGCTGTTACCAAGACACACCTGCCGGAGATGCAACACATCGGCAGTATAACGGACATCAAAGGAAGCCGAATCGAGCCGGTGGACATCATCACCTTCGGTTCTCCTTGCCAAGACCTGAGCATTGCAGGCAAGCGCAAAGGACTGGGCGGCGACAAAAGCTGCCTGTTCTATGAGGCAATCCGGGTCATCCGGGAAATGCTGTCGGCCACCGGCGGAAGGTATCCGCGCTTTGTCATTTGGGAAAATGTGCCGGGCGCACTGTCGTCGCATGGCGGAAAGGATTTTGAAATTGTTCTCAACGAACTTCTGCACCTCCGAGATTTTGCCGGAGGTGGAACAGATAAGCCTATTCGCCAGCATGGACGATGGGCGAAAAGAGCTTCCTACGGAACTGTTGCCTATCGAATTGTCAACGCTCAATACTGGGGAATCCCCCACCGTCGCAGAAGAATATATGCTGTCTGCGATACTCGTGGAGAATCCGCCACGATGGTCGCTTTTGAGCGTAACGGCACTGAATGGCATTTTAGACCGCGCCTCCCGGAGGGGGGGCAGACCGTTGCCTGCCTTGCTCCTGACTGCTATTCATGGCATGATCGCATGGTGGCAGCAGGAAAACCCCTGCGGGGGGGCGAACGAGCCTACACCTTGAAAATTCGCCAAGGATGTGAGGGCGGCGGTAAGGGTCCGCTGGTGCAGACCGAACTTTCTGCTACGCTGGCAACACACCAAGATCAGAGCTTGATCCAACGTGCTGCCGGGTTTGACCTCGGAAATTCTGGCGGGATAGCCTATTCGGAGGAATGCAGCCCGACCCTGATGACTGGGGCAGGCGGAAATAAAACCGCCGTCGTACAGGATCAAAGGCTGATGGAATCGCTGGTGCTGAACGACCAAGGCGGGAAGAATATGGACGTTTCTGTGAATGTAACAGGAACACTCCGCGCACAAACACATGGGCACCTGCCTGTTGTGTTCCAAAAATCGGAGGATGAAGAAAATGAGACCTGATACCCTGTCGAAGCTGGCTGTAACTGCCGCGATTTGCGCAACGGTCGCCAGCGGAATTGCCGTTGGCATGGCAAACGGCCGGATCAATGACTTGGAGATGCAGCGGGATATTTACAAATCCCGCGCCGAGGACTGGGAGGGCACCGCTGGAATCGTCGCCCAGTACGCTGACGATCTGGCGGACGAACTGAAAATCAGGAGCAAACTGGACGAAAAATTAGATGTCGAGTATGCCGGGATTTTCAAATGCACTGCCTACTGCACCGAGAAATGGTCGCACATTTGCGGCACTGGAACCGGGATCACGGCCAGCGGTCAGCCGATTCAGGCGGGCGTGACCGTGGCGGCAGACCAAACGCTCCTGCCCTATGGCACAGTGATCTACATCGAAGATGTAGGAATCCGCATTGTTCAGGACAGGGGCAATGCGGTGCAGGGCAATCACCTGGACGTTGCTGTTTCTGGCAGCCATGAAGACGCTTTGAACTGGGATGGATACGGCGAACACCAGGTCTGGATCATCAAGGAGGCCGGCTGATATGCAAAAAGCGATTGCCATTGATTTCGATGGAACGCTTTGCACAAATGATTATCCCAATATCGGAGAGCCGAACTGGGAAATCATAGCAGAAGCGAAGATGGAACAGGCAAATGGCGCAGGGCTGATCCTCTGGACCTGTCGAGAGGGTGAAATGCTGGATGCCGCTTTGAAAGCCTGCGAGGAGTGGGAATTACACTTCGATGCGGTAAATGAAAGCCTGCCGTCTTGGAAAAAAGAATATGGAAATAACCCGCGGAAAGTTGGAGCATCCGAATATTGGGATGATCGCTCCGTTCGGGTACGGAATGGACGTTTTGAGCATCCAGAGAATTTAAGCAAATACTCTGGATTGGACGTGGCGGACGAATCCGAGGCAGTGGCGGTCATGGAAATCGGAGAAGATGTTCTTGAGAAATTGGCAAAGACAGTTGGAGTAGAACGCGAACCCGGTGAATCTTGGCGTAGGCTGCGGAGAAGAACGGTTGAACAGATGGTAAAGGCGGTGAGATAAACATGGATTTCCCGGATAAAAAGTATTCCGTAATCTATGCTGATCCGCCGTGGAGCTACCGTCAGTGTGGAACAGGACCTAAAAGCCGGGGCAATGCGGCTCAGCACTATCACACAATGACGACGGACGACATCTGCGCATTGCCGGTCAATGACCTGGCGGGGGGGGGGCACGGCCTGCTTCATGTGGGCTACGTTTCCACAAATTGCCGATGCTCTGCGAGTTATGGAGGCGTGGGGTTTTGAGTACAAGACCTGCGCCTTTGTTTGGATCAAGAAAAACCGCAAGAGCGATACAAATTTTTGGGGCATGGGGGCTTACACGAGGGCAAATGCGGAAATCTGTTTGCTTGGTGTAACGCCTGGATTCAAGGCCGCTGATCGGGTCAAGAGCCATGCTGTACATCAAGTGATTGAAACACCGATACAAGAACATAGTGCAAAGCCGGACGAAACGCGTAAGCGAATTGTAGAATTGCTGGGAGATGTTCCTCGTATTGAATTGTTCGCCCGAAAGCGTACTCCTGGTTGGGATGCGTGGGGCGATGAATTAGAATAGAAAGGAATCGACATGAAAGTAAGAAGAACCGAGAAAATCAAGGTTGATCTGTTCCGGGTAGGCGATGTCATTCGCTTTAAGCTGTCCGATGGTGAAAAGGTAGAGATGCTGGCCGTCAAGGAAGAAAACAACGGTATGATCTTCTGTTTTGCGGACTGCCTGGCAAAGGAATACAGCATGAACGCACAGAACACCAATGCGGGCGGCTGGGATGCCTCCGACCTGCGGAAGAAGCTGAACGGTGAAATCCTTGACCGCTTCCCCCAGAAAATCAGGAAGCTGCTGCTGCCTTTTGAAAACGGCGACCTGCTGCGCCTGCCGACGGAAAAGGAAATCTTCGGCTCAAACCCGTGTGGTGAAGATGAACCCGAAAGCGTGAGCCAATGGAAGCCGATGAAACAGAGGAAGAATCGCATTGCTTCCCAGGGCTTGAACGGCGGATGGGAATGGTACTGGCTCCAGAATCGGGTGCCGAACTCGGCAGCCTGTTTCGCCGGCGCGGGCAGCAACGGGGGTTGCAACTCCGACAACGCCTCGGATGAGGCTGGTGTCCGCCCCGTCGCCAAGATCAAAAATCCCATATCCGCACCTGCCTGTCAGGTGCGGAACGATGAAGACGAGCAGGAAGGTTGAGGTAAAAAGCATGGATGGACTGGTTAAAACTCTCGGTACGGTTCTGCTTCTGCTGGCCGCGGCAATTTGGGCGGCGGTTCTGCTGCTGGCACCCGCTGCGCTGGCTAAACTCTGCTGGCTGTATCTGTTCGCATGAGGCTGGCCGGGATGAAAACGTATGAAGTGGTCTTGAAAGGCTGTGGCCGTGGCTTGCCGTGTTGGTTGATATACCGGGTAAAGGCGGCGTCTGCCGAGGAAGCAATTACCCGCGCCAAACAGCAAGCTACTGCGCACTACATAGAATTTGAATGGTTTGAGGTTCAGACCATCGGAGAGGTATACGCATGAAAATTGCAGCGATTGCCAAAGTAATTAAAGACCGTGGCTCCTGCCACATTGTCAGGATTCACGGCGCAGAAGATACCGAAACGAGTATGTTCATTGGCACAGGCTCTGAACTTTACTCGCTGGAAGGGTTCCCTAAGCCGTGGACAGAAGCGGAGATTATGACGATGCTCGGGATGCAGAAAAAGCAGTGGGAAGATGTGATCTACAAAGAGTATCTGTGCGACACCGCGGAGGATGTATGCGGGATGAACCTTGAGGACGCACTTCAGAACGAGATTGAGTGCCGAAAAAGCTCCATCAATCTTTGCATCGGAGGGGCACTCCTTATGGGGCTGATGACCCCGGACGAAAAAAC